GGGCTGACCAAGTCACCTCATTATTTCTAGGTACATAAAAATCAGCTTTTTTAAATATATTATGTATTGAAATTGTTACGCTAGTAGATGAATTTGCACCAGTAGCTAAAGCATCCATAACAAAAAAGATTAAATCAAATACATTTAATCCTAAAGCTGAACTTGATATTTGAACATCGTTAGTTGCTACACTCCTACCCGTTCTATATACTGATGTTGGAGTATACATGGGGCATTCTAAACATACTGATGTAGATTCATTTGCATTCAAAAACACATGGGGAGCTGTTAAAATTTGATTTGCGTCCGTTATTACTGGAGTCCCTACTGGTAAAGCAGCAACTAGCAATAAACCCATGTGCATTGGAGTGCCAGATACCTGTAACATTGCGCACATTCTAGCTTGGAAAAAAGTTGAAGCTGAAAATGGAACACGCGATAATGTGTCACCATTCATAGCATCAAATATTGCACTTGGATAAGATAATCGACCAAGTTCAGTAAAACCGACATTTCCAGTATTCCACTCGATTGTTCTAACGGGGAATGGTTTATTTAAAATTTGGTCATAATTCATTTTATATTCATCTGGAATTAATACTTTTGACATCTCACCATAAATGGTAGGTATTTCGATGACTTCTTTCGTTCGTAAAGAAGTAAAAACTTTTGAAAATTTTTCTGATATTGCAATTATTAATATTACATCCTTGTATAATTAAATGGGGAATAGGTAATTGTTATTCATGTTATTAAATCTAGCATTTCGATTACCACAAAATTTATAACTGATATTTTAATAACACGTGCTATAGGTTGCAAACCTCCAGTTTTTATATATTCCAAGAAATATCCTTACCAGATAATGAGTTAACATAATTATAACCATCATCTGATAATAAAATTTCTACAATACGATCTTCAGTAAAAAGAGGAATTTCTGGAGCACCCTCTTTAATTATTTTAAGAAATTGAGCATAAAAAAGTTCTCCATGTAAATATGATTCAATTTGCATTGATTTAACTTTACCTTCCATTGAAATAACAAGATCTTTACTTTTGTCCATCCACTGAATTGTATTTAAAATTGTAACCATATCTAATGCTCCCATGTATTTTTCTCCAAAAGGATATTTATTCTTATGTTTGGGTTTGACAAATTTTCGTTTTAAATAAACCAGTTTTGAAAAATCTTGCGTTGGACGCTCAATTGGTGTTTTATCTCCATTAGTAGTAGCCATTCCTAAAGCGTTAGCTGTTTCAGCTATCAATAAAGCATTCAAATACTTTCCATTAGTACCACAGATCTTATCATCTCCAGTAACATCTACAACTTCATGAACATCTTGCAATGCTCCTCCATTTCGATACACTACTAAAGCTGTCAAACATTTATTATATAAACAATTATATAATAAAGTTAGCCATATACCAGATGGTAAGCCATGTGTTGTTTTATACAAGGCATCATACACTAATATATTACTATTATATGTTGTTTCACAGATCGTATCCAATATTTTTGTATTATAACCTGTATAGAATTTCTTAAAAACATGATGAATTGTTCTCATTATGGAAACGTGTAAAGAACCATCCCATTTTGAAAAATCTATATCACAAAGAGTTCTACATCCTTGTAATTTTTGAGCTAAAATATCAAAATCTTTATATGGATTAAACCCAATTCCTAAACCGGTCTCATGTTTAGTTAATTTAAAATGTTTCATTAATTGACCAAAAATTTTTTTACCATAAAAAATATGACCCATAGGCATAATTCTAAATGTTCTAGGACTTTCTCGTTTTGTTTCAAGACGTAATTCATCTTTAAATGTTTCTACACATAAATTATCAGTTATTGTCATAGTATCCGTCATAATCTTGTTCTTATAATTATTTAAATACTCTTTACCTTGT